GGTTCAGCAGTTTCTACACCTAACGTTTCTTGACTAGAGCCAGGTACTTGTTCTACTAATCTATTTTTTCGTCTATATATAGCATCTAACTGTGGCATTTAATATCCTATTCTTGTGGACTTGTATTATTTAAATAATCAGGAACTTGAAAAGATGGAGTCATATATGATGAACCTGTATCTGTTTGTACAGGAGCCGTACCACCCATTGCTTTTCTATTATTTTGATATAAATCAATTACTTTTCCCAGTTCTACAAAAGTTGCTTTTAATGGATCATATGCAAAATCCTTTGGGTCTTCTATTTTAATAGCATCAATTTCTTTAATTGCATTATTTAACATGTTTCTAACAACATCAAAATGCATTGGATTAGATTTGTCCATCATAGTATCTAAATTCTTTTTAGCACTTTTACTTATGTTTAATTTTTCATCAATTATAAACAAAGCTTTCATAGTCTGTAATGCATCATCATAATAAGCATCAAAATTAAACGATTCTACACCAGCACCTTTCATAAAGTATTTTTCATTAAATGAACCTTTATTTGTATTTTTTAATACATAATTACTGCGATATTTGTTTGCATGACCTTGCCCAGCAATAGGATTACCTTTTGTATCACCTTGTGTTTGTTGTTGTATATTTTCGTAAAATTCTTTTGCTTGTGATGCAAGTGTAAACATTTGCATTTCTTGTGCATCTTCTTGATTTTCTTGAAAAGCTTCTATTTTAGCATTAACACTTTCAACATAACTTTTAGCAAAAGGTGCTAATCTAGTAAGTGTATTTGGGTCTTCAGTTTCTGTAAATGTTTTATAGATTAATTCATTTACCCCTTGAGTACCACTTTCTTCAAATACTTCATCAAACCTTTGTACTGCTGCAAACTCTTTAGCGAAATCTAATCTACTATCTGCTTCTTTATATTTAGGTTCTGTTATATCAAGTATAGCTTCATATTGTTTATTTCCAATTAATTGATTAGCAAATGCACTATCGGTATCTCTTCTTAAAGAAGTAATACTTTCTAAATCATCTGTATCAAGATTTCTAGCACTAGTAAAAAGTTCCATTCCTTTCTTAGTTCTTGTTTCTTGCATCAATTTATAATCTTGCAAATTCTTAATACCCATATCAAATGCAATCTTAGTCGCAGGTAACATAGCTTGTTCTTTAAAAGTAGATAAATCTTCAATTTGTTTTTGTAAATTTTCTGATGTTGGAAATTCTTGAGCATTTTTAAAAGCAGTATTAATAGATTCTCTTAATAACCTATCGCTAGTTGTAGCAAGATTAATAACGTCATTTGCAGTTACGCTTCCTACTTTATTAGCTTCTTTTTTAGCTTGTTCAATTCCTACTTGTCTTTGTATCATATTTTGTAGGTTCATAACAACTCCTATGAATATTTATTTTTAAATTTTGTACTTCTTATTATACCTGCAGATATTCCTGTTGGATCATAATATGTAGAAGCAAGAGCAGTTAAATCTGTAAGAGTATTTCTTAATCTATTATCTTTTGCTTCTTTCACTTGTGATATTTCATCCTTAATCATATCCATACTAGCATCTACTTTTGTAATACTAGATTTAGCATCATTTATATTTTTTTCTAATATTTTTTCTGTTTTCATTTGATTTTGCTCAAATTGATTTTTTAATCTATTATTAATATTAGAAAGCAAATCATCTTTCATTGATTCTATTCTACCCATATTAAAATCACTATTTACATTATCAAGTTGTCTAAACTGAGATTTATTTTGTTGCATTAAATTTAGACTAGTTAATGTATTTAAATCGCTTAAATCGCTTCTTGCTTCAGTTAAATTTTTATTTAATTGTGAGCTTATATTTGATTTAGCAGTTTGCAAATTGCCTAATGCGTCTTGAAGATTATTGATTGTCTTATCATAACTACCATCAAACATTTGAGATGTAATTAAACCAGCTTGTGCAACTCCTAATCCTGTAGATACATAATCTAAACTACCATCTTCTTTAACAAAATTATCAAATAAAGAATTATACTTTCGATTACTTGGATTTCTCATATCACCTGTTACTCCATTACCTTCTTGTTTAAACGGAGAACCCATATCTTTTAACTCTTCTTCTAAGTTATTTCCGTATAAATCAACCATAATCAATTTCCTTCCTTTAACAATAATTGTGTTATTTCTTTTACAACGGGATTTGTACTCATTTTTCTAAATTGACGTATTTTTTCAATGTCTTCTATTTTTATTTGTAAACCTTCTTTAGTAGATAAAAATCCATCTTTATATGCAGACCTAGTACTTTTATCTTCAAACAGTTTATCAAAACTTGCATCTGCTTTTATATCATTTAGTCTAGTTTCAAAATCTTTTAAATTTTCATTTTCTAATCTTTTTAATGATAAAAAAGCATTGATATCCTCTAAGTTTTTTTCTTTACGTTCTTTTTCTTTAATAATTCTTTCAGCATTATTAATACTTCTTTTTGCTTTGTAAATACCTTTTTGTGCTATGTCTTTATATTCCATATTAACCTTCCTTTAAATCCACTTTATATTTTTTGCCATTGTATATAATTGTCCTTTGCAGTCCAGTAGAACTAATTTCAATGTTTTCCTGAGGATTGTTATTTATGTTATTAATTTTTGGTTGAGACAAATGTCTTTGGCTTCTTAATATTTTTTTATTTCTACTCATCGTAAACTCTTTTCTTGATATATAATTGATATGTCATGTAATTCAAAATCTGTATAAGCAATAGAATCACCTTGCCTAATATGTAATTGCATAGAAAAAACAGATTTACCATCTGATTTTGGATTAGGAATTAATTCAACTGTAGTAAAACCAGAAGGAGAAGTTGTTAATGTTCCATTCGTTAAATTAACTGGGGTTGAAGATTTATTAAATAAACATCGCACTACAATAGACCTATCAGGATCAGTAGAAGTTGTTCCTTTATAAGTTAAATAAATTCGTTTAATATTTACTTTTCCTCCTATTTCATTAAAGGAAAAATCTTTTGTTTTAAATTCTATTTCTGATGTATTAGTACTGTTTTGAACAATATCTAATTTTTTAAATACTAAAGTACTATCAGTTTCTTTTGCACTTTGTATTAATTGATTTTTATAAAAAACAATATTTGATGAACCAATTTCTCCATCATTAAAATTAGTACATAAAGAAAAAGCATTTTTATTTATATCATATATTATACCAAGATTTTAAGAATTTGTCAAGAACTATTTTTTCCATGCATTATGCTCC